CCTCCTACGGATCTCGAGTCTAAGACGCCTTTTAGGGACGTTGTGAAGCTCATGTGCTACGGCGACGACAATATCGCCAGTGTATCAAAGAAGCTGAACAATTTCACCATTAGGGGCGCATCGTAGTTCCTCGCCAAGTACGGACAAGTTTATACTATGCCCGACAAGGAGTCTGAATTAGCAGATTTCCTAGGCGATGGAGAATTTGAGTTTTTGAAGCGGAAGAGCGTGTACCACGAAGCCTTAGGCATTCATGTGGGCGCGCTCATAGAGCCGTCTATCTTTAAGTCCCTCCACAACATTGTGAAGAAAGACCTCATGTTGGAACAAGTGGCTGCCATTAATTTGGATGGAGCCGCTCGTGAGTGGTTTAACCACGGACCAGAGGTCTATGAGAAGAGGAGGTTGCAAATGAAGGAGGTTGGAACCCGCGCAGGAATTCTGCACATGACGAATGATCTTGATCTTACGTATGAAGACAGAGTCGAGGCGTGGAAGGAAAAGTACGGTGCTGGCTACGAGTTGTGGAACTACGTATTGCCAGATGACGCGTACGACCCCGGGGAGGACTAGGTCCCCCCACCCCCTTGGACCATCCGCCATCCTCATAAAAGGCGGAGGCCAGTAGCGTCTGGCTTCGGAGAAGAGCAAAACGCGCATGCTGTATTGGTTTACCACCAGTCCAGACCAGGTAAAGGCAAATTCACCTGGCGGAATGGGAGGCTTGCAGTGTGGGATTTAACTCTATTTAGAGTGGCTTTGTCCACCAAGAACGATTCCCTGTCGCAAGGCTGAGTCACCTCGCGAACAACAGCACGACTTACGAATAATGATAATAAATTCAAAAACAAGACGAAGGAAGAACGCAAAGCCCTTCGCAAACAAATCCGCGCCAATCGGCGCCTTCAGCAACTGGCATCAGTAGCAACTGACCTGCCTGAGCCAAAACCTTTCCCCCCGGGAACCGGCCTATTCTGCAGCAATTGCGGCGCTCAACCTGAGTACTGCTTCTGCTTAGATGATGATGGTTTCGGTCCCCAATCGGGATTGGAGAGATTTTCAGTTTCGATCACGGAACCGGCAAGCACCGACAAGGAGGCCGTTACGACCTTCAAAACCTCGAACCCTGCCTACTCCTATTCAATCGAATCTGATCCTGACTCCACGTTCAATGTGGCTGACACACCGAATTCTGGAGTCGAGACTTTCTTCGCCCGTCCCATTGTGATTCACACCGAGTCATGGGGTATCAATCAGAAGCCTTTCAAGGTTATTAACCCATGGAAGCTATTCTTTGAGAATCCCCGTGTACTAAACCGTGTGGCCAATTATGCCATGATGCGAGCACGTCTTCACATACGTGTCCTAATCAATGGCACTGGCTTTCACTACGGACGTCTCATGTTGGACTATATTCCTATGCCCGACTATGATGAAGTCTCATCCTTTCTGTCCGAGCGAGAGATTGACCTCATTGAGGCATCTCAACGACCGCATTTGTACTTGGACCCATGCAACTCTGTCGGAGGCGATATGGTATTACCATTCGTCTACGAGAAGAATGCTGTGTCCGTTGTTGAGCAAGAATGGTCTAAGCTAGGTATTTTAACCTTGCGAAGTCTCCAAGCTCTTAAGCATGCCAACGACGCAACTGATCCAGTGACCATTACTATTATGGCCTGGGCTGAGGATGTGTCCCTCGCAATGCCAACTGTGTACAATCCGAGCGGACTCGGACCACAATCTGGTAAAGAACAAGATGAATATGGATCTGGACCTGTTTCTAGACCCGCATCCATGGTCGCCAGGGCCTCAGGAGCGCTTTCTAACGCACCTATCATAGGTCCCTACGCTCGTGCTACGAGCATCGCGGCCGGTTCTCTTGCAAATATAGCAGCTTTATTTGGGTACTCTCGCCCAGCTGTTATTTCAGACATTGAGTCGTATAAGCCTACTTTTGTGGGTAATATGGCCAACACCAATATGCCTGATTCTTGCCAGAGGCTCACGCTTGATTCTAAACAAGAAGTGACTGTGGACTCCCGCGTGGTTGGTCTGACATCATCCGACGAGATGTGTTTGAAAGACCTTGCCATGCGTGAGAGTTTTCTGACTAGCTTCACTTGGGCTATCTCTGAAGCACCCGATGCATTTCTATGGAACACTAAGGTGACTCCATGTCTGTACGATGTGCTCGATGGCTCAAATGATACCACGACAGAATTCCACACCACTCCTGCCTGCTGGGTAGCCCTACCATTCCGTTATTGGAAGGGCTCTATGAAGCTTAGATTCCAAATTGTGGCATCCAATTACCATAAGGGTCGCATTGTAGTTACGTACGATCCGCTTGGTGGAGCCACTTCCGAGTACAATACAGCCTACAACCACATTATTGATATCTCCGAGACGAAAGACTTTACAGTCACCGTCGGATGGGGACAACCGTGGGCGTACGCTGCAGTGACAGGATTATCTAAGACCGCAGTCCAGTTTGGTGAGACACGCATCCAGTATGACCCCTTCGCTTCGGCAAATGGAGTCGTATCTGTACGTGTCATGAACAAGCTCAATACCCCAAACACCGTGGCGAACAACGATGTCCAAGTTAATGTATTTGTATCTATGTGTGATGACTTTGAAGTCGCTTGTCCCACGTCACGGAATTTGAAAGACCTCTCATGGAAGTTTCCGCAACATAATCAGTTCGCACCGACAACGCTGGACCCCCAGTCCGGTATTGAACAAGAGGACAAAGATGAAACACCTAATCCAGACGCTCCTGTGTCGATGGAGTCTGACCCACTTACTGAAACCAAGTTGGATCCAGAAGACCCGTCCACACTAGTCTACTTTGGTGAACAGATTACCTCCTGGCGTCAGTGCCTGAAGCGGTATTGTTACCATTCCACCTTTGGCTCTAATGCCGGTGGACATAATTACTTTTTCCGCGTTGCACCCGACTTTCCTTTTTATCGTGGCTTCATTGGAGGTGGAGTACACCAGACATCAACTGGTGACGCATATAATTATTGTGCCGCTACTCTACTTAACTATGTTACCCCTGCTTATGTTTGTAGGAGAGGTGGC